GATTTTCTTTTTCATTATTTTTATATTTATTCATAATTGCATTTTGATATTTACTTATATTGTTTGCTCTTTGTTGGTTTGAATATAATTTTGTTTTAATAGTATTCTTAACAAAATCATTAATATTTTCTTGAAAATTTAATTTTTCTTTTTTATTTTTTATATTTCCTTGTTCTAATATTAATTTTGGCTTGTATTCTTTACTCCATTGTTCGTAACTTATATCTTGTGGTACAAATATAATATTTTCATTTTCATCCTTTGCTCTTCTTTGTAATTTTTCTGTTACATCATCATCAAATACTGCTACTGTTGTGCATCTATCATTTGGATGTATTGGTGGATAATTTTTACCGTGGTTGTCTATCTTTTACATTAAACTCTTTGTTATCTAGTTCTGCACAATGTTTACATGTAACATTATCCAAAGTTGCTATAAATCTATATTTTTCTATGTCTAATTCTTCATAAGATAACATTTCGGATTCATTAGCAAAATGATTTACCTCTGTTCTTACTAATGTAGTAGCATTGTATAACCCCACATTCATAAAACTAGATAATTCAGATGCTATTTTTTGTATTGTTTTACCTGACATTGTATCAGCAGTTAACTGTATTTTTAAATAACTGCCTAATTTTTCACTATTTTTCCATATTCTTTGAGAAAAATTCGCATTATCAGTCCATTTTTCATTCAATAATAGCTTTATTGTTTTATCATCTATTTGGGAAAAATTAAAACCTAATCCAGTAGATTTCTGAACATTGTATATGTTGTGATAGTATCCTTCTTTTACTGTATCCACATATCTTATTTCGGTTATCTGCTGTTCTATATCTGCTAATTTCTTTAATTCTAAGTCTATGCTCTCTTGTAGCTGTTCATATCTTGATATACGAAAAGAATAAGCAGATGCGTTATATTTCAATAACATTTTCTGCTTAATATCTTCATTTTTTATATTATTATTTATTGTAGTTAATAAGTTTCTTCTATATGTATCTGTTTCTTTTTTATTTAATAATTGATTTAGGACTTTTTTATCAAGTACATCTGATTTGCTATAATTCTTATATATCTTACTAATTTCTTTATTTATGTTCTTAGTAGCTTGCTCATATGATTGTATCAAACTCTTTATCGTATTTTCTGTACCTTTTTCTAGTCTTTGCATCAATTCAGTTTGTCTTTTCTCCCAATAATCAAGTGGTTTTCTAGCCATCTAACCACCTCTATTCTTGGTTGCCCTTAGTTTTATGGTTATCTTCAAATCCTCCTGCATTGCTAAATATTTCTTGTTGCATTTTTAATTTTTCTTGTTGTTCTTCTTTTATTCTCTGTAATTCTATATCGACATCATCACATAAAGGATGTTTTTCAAGTTTTGTTTTTGTACTTAGTATAGTGTCATTATTTAAAGTTGTTATTTTTTCATTCTCATTAAATATTCTTGATTTATTAAATTCTATTTTAAAATCAAATTCATTTATTTCTTGTGGTATTTTACCTTGCATTTTTAAGTCTTGTAATACATACCATAAAACTTCGTGTATAGCACTTGTAAGTCCTCCTATACTATCGTCAGCTTTCATATCTAAATCTGTATATAAAAATTCTAATGAAACGCCACTTGGAGCTTGTCCTATTAAATCTTTATTACTTGTATCTACCGCTCTACCAAATTCATATATAAGTTCTTTTAATCCTTTTAGTAATGCTTGTCTTGCTTCGTATGGAATTGGCAATAATTTAGCATCTATTTTTCCAGCTGTATCATTTGTTCTTGCTACTCCATTTACTTTTAAATTCTCGATTAACGCAAGTAAATCTTCTGCACCATATCCGTTGATTAACCAAATTATTTCCTTTAAATCCTCTACTGTATTTACAAAATTACTATTTATCAAATCATAAGCATCTATTAATGGTTTTATAGGTTCTAAATCTGTCATTTTTTCTTCATTGTTTTCTATTTCAATGAATGGTACTTTACCCCAGCTGTGTTTTTCTACTCCTTTTAGATTATTTAAAGCATTATCATATATTTCTCTGTACCAATGGCATTCCGGTCTTTCTCTAGTAACATCTTCTAAATATACTGTTGTATCTCCAAGTTTAGTTTCAATAAAATATCTTACTTCTTTCTCATCCCAATATTCAACATATATTCTATCTTCTGGTTTATCTCCAGTTAAATCTTGTATTGTATAAAAATGTATAAAACCTATTAAATATGTCTGTGTTTCATTATCATAAATTGGAATACATTCTTCTGATGGATATTTTTCAAATACCAATTTTCCATTTCTATAATTAGGATGTAGCCAAGCTCTACCTTTATTACTCGCCTCTTTTACCCTGTTCTTTATAAGCTTTTCAAAGTTAGCTCCTAATATATTCCATACCATATTAGTTATCTTCTTTTCAGCATTTTTGGTTTCTTCCTCTTTTTCCCCTTGAATAGGAGCATTATATGTTATAGTTATAGGCTTTCCACATATATATGTTTTCTTTTGATTTACTTGTTTCCAATAAAAGCCATGAGGTATATGTTCATCTGACTTGTTTTCATTGGCAATTTTCTTTTTGTTTCCTGTTTTTTGGTCAAAAACTGTATAACTGTTTAAATCTTTTTTCAATATATCATTTTTATCTCGAAAATATCGTTCGCCTTCTAGCATTTTTCTTTTTACATCTGATATATTAAATTGAGTTATTAGTTCTTTAATTATTTTACTTTCTATTGCCATTGTTTGCCTCCTAATTTCTTAAATATAAATCATCACTACCATACCTTAGTGCATCTATATAGTGATTGTTTTTATCTTCTGGAATATTTAATGGATTGTCTTGTTTATCTGTTTTCCATCTATATAATCCTAATTCATTTATTAATCCTTTACATTTAGGGTCAACTATTATTTCAAACCCTTTTAGCCATTTAATTCCATGTAACACACTATCAGGTCCTTTCTGTGCTGGTATTGCATTTATTCCTAAATTATTTAATTCTGCTATACTTTTAGGTTCTGCTGCATCAGCCTTAATTAACGCATATGGTTCTATTCTTCTTTTTAACTCATTAGCCAACATTTCATTTGTTAATTCTGTGGCTCCAAATTCGTCAAAAACTACAATTCTTTTCGCTTTTAAATCTACATTAAATTGCAAAAAAGCAGAAGGGTCTGAACTATATCCAAAGTCCAAACCTCTTCTTATTAATTCAAATGTATTTTTATATTTTTCTGTATCTTCTATATGCCAATTTCTAAATATTAAGCCTTTGCTTACACCAGGCATTCCTAATCCTGATGTTTTGTAATCTTCATAATCTTCTTTCTTCTTTTTTTCATATCTAGCATAGTCTTTAACATCCAAAAATTCATTTAGTTTATAATTTGTTATCATTAATAGTTGGCTTACTTTTTCTTTTACCATTTTCCCTTGATATTCAAATTCTTGTTCATCTTCAACTATTAGTTCTTGCTTGCCTTTTTCTATTAGTATTTGTTCATTTGGCGTTAGTTTACTTGTTAATTCTTTTACAATAAAGTGTTGTTCATTCCAAGGGTTGAAACTTGCAACAGTTTGATTGAAATATCCTTCTGGCATTTTACCTCTTATAGACATTTTTACTTTATCATAAGTATCTTTTTTATCTATTTCAAAGGCTTCCTCAAACCAACCGCCAACATAAAACTAAATTAGGATCATCTATTGTTATTGATGCTAATTTTTCCCAGTCATCTAATCCTCTAAAAAATATTTTTTGTCCAGTATATTTGTTTACCGCTAATAATGGATTTGTTGTAAATTTCCATTCATCATAAACTTTTAGTTTTTTTGCTGCCCATACTAGGTCTGCATATACACTGTCCTTTATTGTAAGTGCTGTATCTCTCATTGCCAATAAGCAAGCTCTGGGATACTGTTTTAATAATTTTATCCATCTTAATGCTATTGTCTTAGATTTTTTACTACCTTTTGAACCCATTATTATAACTTCATCACCTTTAAAATTCCAAAATGTAGCATATCCTTTTCCTACTTGTTCTTGTAGGCTTATTATCTCTTTATTCATTTACATCATCTACTAATTCTACTTTTGATTCTGCTGTTATTTCTGTTTTTTCGATTGGCTTATATCCTGCTCTGTCAAGAATGTCTTTTACTGCTTGTATTTGTATATTTTCATTTTGGCTATTCAATAACTTTCTTAATTTTTGCTGTGCCTCTATTGCAAGTGAACCAAAGTTTTCTCTCATCTGTTTTTGTATTTCTTCTTTAAATTCTTTGTTTCTTTTCCATTCAGATATTGTATTTTCACTAATTTGGATTTCTTTTGCAATTTGTTTCTGTGTTTTGCCACTGGTAACCATTAATATTATGCACTTTTGTTGCTTTTCATTTAACATTAGTTCACCTCCTAAAAATCACGATTTATACAAGTTTTATTCAATAATTTTTCCAATAATTTTATTTCCAGTATATATAATTGTTGTTTCTGCTTTATTGTTGCTTTTTGGTCTATATCTAAAACAATAATTATAGTTCTTGCATTGTTCACATTTTCTTTGCATGCAATTTGCATAGTTAATCTTGTCGCTCATAATACACACACTTTGTACATACTATATCATTGTTTTTGAATACTCTTATTTCACAATCAAACTTTGTTTTGTTTTTACATTTTGAACAATGCTCTTTCTTATACTTTTCTATTCTTTCTTGATTAGTCATATGTACATCTCCTTTTTTGTTTATAAAACACTATGTAATGATATGAAGAGTTGTATTTCCTCAGATTTACAACCCCCTGTTTCCAGAATTTTATTTATATCACTGCATACTATTTTATAAATATTGTTTAGAACTCGCTAGGAAAGTTCTATAAAAGTTTATATAAAAAATAAAATATTCGAAAGGAGGTTTATTACATTCAACCAAACATAACAAACTATATATTATCAGTTACCTAGCATACTGGTAATAACTAATTTAATCTAATTTAATGCATTTATTTTCAAATTTCTTATATGCGTCAAAGTACAATTCTTTTTTATCTCCGTTGTATGTTAATTCATAATACATACCATCAAATAATGTTGTACTTAATAATGCTTTATGATTTTGTAATGTTTTGCAGTACCATACATCAAACACATCAAATTCTGGAACATTATCGCTTTTGTCTAAATGTTCCATTGCATATTGTTTTACTATTTCTTTGCATTTTTCTATAAATTCTTTACTTCCCATTTTTATTCTTCCTTTCATAACATAATAAAAAGAATAGACATTTAAAACATCTATTCTTACACACAAACAAATATAATAATTGTAATAAATACTTTTGTAATCTTGGGCTTGTCCATTTCTGAACGATTACACTTTTCATTAATAATATTTTATCACCTTTTAAGCGGACAAAACGGACATTTTTATTTTTTTTCTAAAAATCTTATTAATTTTTTTCTAGCTGTATCTTCATTGTTATATTTCATTAAAAACATTATTTGTAACCATGTCTTATTGTCATTATATCTGTATCTTATTATATCTCTTAATTCCGCATTTTCTACATAATTTAATTCATATTCTAACTGTAATCTCATCTTATCAAGTCTATATGTTTTATCTTTAATCATCTTTTTATATTTTCTTTTTAGTCCA